CTTGAGCTTATAGATCTACGAAGTTGTGCAGTTCTAACTAAAATAGACATACGGATTGGGCCAATAAGACCTTCTGCTCCTACAGCCCTACGAGCTGCATTAGTAATCCGAGTACCATAGCGTGTGGACTTTTTATCCATACCTGTCCAACCCTGCCACCTACCATAACCATTGGAAGCAAAACCACCATCTACTACTGCTTCAGCTTCTAAACCGAGCTTTTGATAAGCAGGTTTTAGGCTCTTATCTTCTGATAAAGCTTTAAATACATCATCTCCAATTTTAGCTAAACGCTTGCGAAGTTGAGTAATTAATGGAACCCATAAGAAAGACCTACGAGGTACATTTCTTGATTGGCTACCAAATTCGTGAACTGCTCCAATTTCAGCATTACTTAAGTTGTGACCTTGAGTATTTTGTCTTGAAGCTTTACTTCTGAAAATACCCACTTCCGAGTGCATCTTACCTTGTTTATCAAGGTTAGCTTGTAGCATCTTTAAACCAGAAAGATCCAAAGAAACGTCTCCAGCTTTTAAAGAAATTGAACCACGTTTTATTGGAGGTCTCACGGCAGTGTTTGACGATAGAAAGTAGCGTAGTTGCCGATGAGCTGTGGGATAGTCATCGTGAGATATTGAGCACCATAAGTAGTGGTACTAAGTTGAGAAAGAATAGGGGACTTACGAACACGCTCTGGGATTTCATACCCTTCAGTAATGCTACCAACAGAGCGGTTAGATGTAAGCCAGTTGTATTTACTTGCTATGCCTTGCATAGAATTACGCAAGTTTACTACCATGTAATGAGCGGCTAAATACAGAAAGCCTAAAGTATAAAGTTGCTGCGTCTGAAAAAACGCAGGATTGCAATTAACATAAGCTAATGCAAGTCCAGTATTGATGTCTGCATCTTGGACTTTTCCGGGGTTGCTGGCATCGCCACCACCACCCGATAATACTACGACAGGGGCAGTATAATTAGAGCCACCTGAAGAAACTGAGAAATTTGTAATCGATCCACCTGCACCCAAGGTACAAGTGACCGTTGCACCAGATCCTGTAGGATCGGTGATTGTTACTGTTGGCGGTACTAAATAGGATGAACCCGCGGTTGTAACAGCAACTGATGTGATAACGCCAGAACTGACAACAGCCGTTCCAGAGCCGCCATAGCCGGGCAATGCGTAAGGGAAATCCCTAACGAATTGGGCTTTAAAATCAGCGACTGCTGGAACGGTGTATGCCATGTTATGCTATGTCTTTTTTACGAGACTTTGGTGCTGGACTCTCTTTCGGGAGTTTAGCTTGTAGTTCTTCTATCTTTTTCTGAGCTTCGGCTAATTGTTCTTTGGCAACATCTGCTTCTTTACGCGCTCCCTGAACTGCAGTAACTGCTTCTTCTGCGGTTACGACTTGGTTCGGAAACCATTCGAGCCACATTGAAGCTACTTCAGGAGCAACTTTACCAAAAGAATGAGCTGCGAGTTTATACTGGATTACTGTATGCCTTTCATCGGCTAAAGTAAGTCCATGTGTAAAAGCGCGGTCTGTTTGATTGTAAAGCCGCACCAGCTCACTATCTGCTGGTGCGACTGTACGAATGGGCAATGGGGATGTAGCCATGTTAGTTATTAGCTATGTGTGAATAGTAATGTTTCGAGAGCGCGGTAGAAACCAACACCTGTGTACTGACCATAAGCAACGTCTTCAAAGCTGAAGTTGTTGATTGAGTTAGGTTGAGTTGTTGTGAAGTCTACTGGGATGTCCATACGAACTGACTCTGGGTCATAGCGGTATAGAGCATAAACTTGCTTGTTGATACCTGCTGCGGTGTTATTCGTAGCATCGCAATAAGCTAATGGGAGGATCTTGAAGTTAGGGCCACAAAGAGCTTTGAAAGCTTGCTCAAGATAATTGATCATTGGGATGTTTGGGTAAGTAGGACTTACTGGTGTCATCAATCCAAGATAATCACTATATGGCATTACGAAGTGTGTTGGCAGAGCCGTTGAATTCGTATTGCTGAAATAGGTTGTTAAGAGCGTAGCAACAAATGTAGCAAAGTTAGCAGGAGTTAGTGTACTGATGTTAGCTGTAATTACGCTAGTATTTACATTAACAGTTGTGTTGTTCAATAAACCAGCAACACCTGTATCAACTGCGGAACCTAAGAAAGCGATTTTTTGAAGACCTAAATCCCAGTTACGTTTGCGTGCACGATGTTTTTGCTCGATTGGATCCCAGTTGTTAGCAACGAGAGCTTGTTCGATATCAAAAATCGTGTAGTCAATTGCTTTCGCCCAATTTACGACCTTGAGAGTCTTTGAGTCGATAGCTACGTCTACTTGAGCAAGACGGCTGTTGCTTGCACCAGTGCGGATGTTACCTGTTTCGAAGTCATCAGCAACTTGGTATGTACGATTTGTTAGTAAGTTAGCAGCAAATGCACCATCGCCTACAGCTGTTGGAATGAAGTCCGCTATTGGTACTTCATAAAACTTCTGTTCGGAAATTTGCTTTTTGATGTAGGTCAGAGTGTCGGTTACGATCTGATAGCCTGTTGCGCTTTCAGCGGTATCGCCTGCAGCGTTTAAGCGTAGATCCACACCGTTTTCACGAAGACCATTTTTGAAGATTGAGCGGTTATTTGTGTGCTTTAAGAATACTGGCTCTTTGATAGCCTTACCCTGTGCATCATAACCGGTTGTTTGGAAAAATACTGATTTCATAGTTAAACTTCCTTTAGTTAATTATTATACTGTTCCGTTAAAGGAAGGTTGGATTTTAACACGGAGTAGTTGTCCCGAAGCTGTAGCAGTGTCAATAGCTGTACCAGTGATGTACTGAGTAGAAGCTGAAGAAACTGTAGCAACGGTTGGATCGTTACCTGCAGTAGCTGCAGTTGATACAACTTTAGCACCACGAGCGATTGCTGCGGATGATTCAAGAACTACATAACTACCACCTGCTGCGACTTCGATTGTGTCACCAGCGGAGTAAATGTTCTTTCGTAGGTTGTAAGTAACTACGCCGAATACTGGGCCATCTGTTGGGCCAGAAACTGCATCGATTAAGATACCGGGAGATGTGCCGGTAATAAGCTTTACAGCGGAACCATTCTGAAGAACTGCTGAAGAGCTTGGATTGAATAAAGCCGAAACCACATCTGGGTTTGGGATTTCGCTCACCTGACCCAACATAAGGGTTTGGGCGAACTGATTTTGATTTTGCGTGTACTGAGCCATGATATTATATTAGGTTGATTATTTGCTAGGAATCGCAGGGGAGGAACCGTAGCGGCTTTGGCCAGATACGACACGATCCAAGAGACTACCAGCGTTCTTCGTTGACGGAGAAACAATTGATATAGCAGCGTTCTCACGAGCGTTGCTTAGTTTGAGGAAATATTCTTCGGATTTAGCTGCAGGAGCTGCAGGTAATGCAACTGGAATTACAGCAGCGACTGCTGGAGCAGCGGAATTATCGCGGTTGATTGATTCAACCATTTTTTCACGTTTGTGCTCTTCTTGATCTGCTGGATCAGGTTCACCTTTGTCTGTTTTGTGAATAGCTTCCATGTTGGGTTCATCGTTTTTATGCATCGATGAATCGCTTTTATGCATACCAGACATTGCAGCTTCATGTATCATATGTGTATCAACATTAGCTTCGTGCTTCATTTCGCCACCAGATGAAGGATGACCAGCTTCGTGCTTCATATGACCTGCATGAGCATGATCTGAACCAGAAGCACAGGATGCTGCATACGAGCGGTAACAATTTACAAGCTCGTGCATACGGATACGTTTTCCATCGATTTCTACTTCATCATCTGCTGATGCTTCGAAAACTTGGCCTTTTTGTGTTTTCCACACGGACATAAGATCATTCATACGAACCGACTTGCCATCGACTTCGACTAATGTCTCACCCGGAATTTCTGTTACTTTTTCTGACTTTGTGTCCTGAGCACCATTAAGGCGTTCAAGAGCTTTTTGGAATATCTTTAACATATTGTTAGTTGATTTTGAAACGAACGAGTTTAAACGAAATACAGCGCCTTCATACCGGGGTTTTTCCACGATGGCTAGGTGCTGAAATTTTAGCCCTGTGATTTCACGCTCGTATCGAATACCGTGATACACGCCGCCGGGGCCGAAAGAGGTTACTTCATACGCGCATGATGGGCGAAGTCCTGCACGCATTTTTGATTTAGCAGAATCGGTATCAACCGTTCCTTCGCAATAATACCAGCCGTCTTTAGGATCGTAAGATACTGTTTCAACAATACCATTCTCTACTTCGGTGCGATCGACTTGGCTAATATCTACATGACCAATAGTGAGTGGATTTCCTACAGCAGTTTGTAGGCACTTGTCTATGGTCTCTTTTCTGAGAAGTTCAATACCACCGTTCTGCATATCTGCATAGGAGATAATCCCGGGTTCAATAAAACGTGAACGGAATTTAGACGCGGTGGTAAAATTGAAACGCAATAAGCTATCTCCTTCAGCAGTGCGAAGGAATGATTGTGTTGTTGATGCTTCTAATACGTCAGTCATTGTAATTTATTATCGGGATTGCAACGCAGCGACAGTTGTAGTCTTCGCCCGGATTCGCCCTGCGACCTGTGGCTGTATCAACGATGGGAGGGCTTGACCAGCTGAAGGCTCTTTGATCGAGCGTTTCGTGGTCTTTGCGGACTTTCGCGTCATGGGACGTGCCCCAGATGTACTGCGTGCTGCCGATTTCTTTATATCTTTCTTGTCTGAACAGACTGACTGCAAGACTGGTTTCGTTTTCAGCAATGAATCTTGCTCTACGTTTGGCAATACCGTATTCTGCTTCAAGGATTTTTTGAAGCCTATCAGCTCTGCCACCAGCGAAAAGATTTTGTTGAACTTTAGCACGAAGTTCTTGAGTTAATTCAGAGGTAAAATTTTTGATTTCGAAATCAGTTCCTTCTACAAGGCGTTCACGCATAGACTTCAAAATTCCCGCAGGAACTTCAGAAGATACCGTAATACCCTTAATGTCGGTTACTGTGTCTAAAAACTGCTTTTGAAGGTCTGTTCCAATTCTGTCAACCGTATTTGAGAAATTGATACCAGTTGGTGCTAATAACAAATTAACCGCCATAACCTCTAAAAGCACAATAAGTGCCTTGTGTAGCTTTTCGGACTTAGCTTTAGAGGCCATAATAGCCTGTCTTAAGTTAAGCGGTATGTCCTGCTGGGCTAATTGAAAGCCATTACCAACTTTTACAGCTCCTAGCTTACGAAGTTCCCTAGAAATGGCTGCATTAAAGTTGCCAGTAAATACGCCATCGGCATACCAAATTTGACCACTTTCTAAAGCTAGCCTTAATACTTCCGTATCATTTTCTCTGATAGGAAGATCTTCTTCTCTAGCTTCTTCAAATATAGGATCAAAGACGACTTCTTTTAGATATTCCAAAAGGTCGGCTTCAATAAGATCAGTATATTGATCTTTGTGAACGATCGGGGCTAGAGTTCGTTTCACTTATCACTTTTTTCAGGCTTTTTATTTTCTTGAGATTTAGCCGCCGTCATTTCAACCATTGCCATAGGCTCAACGTCACGAATACCTTGAGATACTTCCGTATCCATTGGTAATAAATCTTCGGCTTTAAGCATCTTTGAAGCTTCGAGACCTGTGATTAGACGTTCTTGGAATTGCTGGATGATTCGGTTTTGCACTGAAGTCTTGACCTGTTCCTCTTGGACACCATCAAGAACTTTCAGAGGCTGCCACTTAATTTGATACTCAGGAATATACCCAAAAGCTTGCTTCATCCGCAGATCAATGATCTCGGTTAATACTGGTTCCGCGTCATTGCGGACTTGTTCTACAATCGCGTTGTAATTTTCTAATGCGTCTTGTCCACCGCCAAAGCCTGTAGCTGATTGGCCGAATAGTTTGTTCATCGGAATCTTTAGTGCCGATGATAAGTTTAAGCGTAGTTGTTCCCAGATTTCTGCTAAACCACCCCATGAAAGCTGCTTTTGCATATAATCGTCTTCAGCGTCCATCGCTAAAGCGTTCTGGTAATTCTTAAGACGATTAGCTAACATCACACGCTCTTGTGTGTTGCTAGTACCTTCAGGGGTTAAAAGGCTATCATTGAAGCCTTGAATCTTAAATACATCGATTTTTGCTTCATCGAGTAATTCAAAGATTAGATTTTCAAATTTTGTGAAAGAGTTGATTGCACGAATACAACGCTCAATTTCAGACATACCCCAGCCCTGTAAGCGTAAACGAATGTAAGAAGGAGCTTCTACACCAAGAACCTTGATTACGCGAGAACGGTGGAGTGGGATTCCATAAAAATTGAATGGAACTGGGTTACGCTCATCGAAAATGTTAGTTTGGCTAAGAATTAGCTCCCAGCGGTCTGCTGCGATAAATTCAAGCGGAGTATCGGCATTGATACTATCTACGTTTAATTCTGTCTGAAAGTCTTGATCTGTGTTAATAATTAGACCTGCACCACCATAAAGACGGCTCCAGTCTAAAACATTCATTGCTGTTGCAATATCGGACACCCCGCGGTGAATTGCAGCATTTGGATTAATTGGACGTTTAAACTTAGTACTGCGGGTGCGAGTCCGCTTAATCATGTTTTGGATTAAATCGATCTCTTTTTCATCGAGTTCATCCGAAATAATCTCAATACCACCACGAAACGCGTCTTCAACTGGTTGCTTAATCACGGTCTGAATTAGACCGATACTCATAAATGAGTAAGAAAGTAAGATACGATTGAGCGTTAAAGGCGTGTAGGAGCTACTCTCTGCAAGGGTGAATGGCAGGGAAATGGTTTGTTGTCCTGTGGGGTCGCCGGCGAAGATACCTTCTAAAAGTTCATTCAAACCGTTTACCCTTTTGCTCGCGGGTGTCATGTATTCAAAATCTCTTGACGTATGGATATAAGTCTTTCAAGCATTAAATGTATCATGCAAACAAATACTCCAAGTAAAAAGCGTATAATGATCGGTATGGCTATAGGGGACGGCTCTACCAGATGGGAGACAAGTATGTCTCTTATGTCCCTCATAGCGTCAGGACTGCAAGACTTTGAGTTTGTCATAGTACCAATGGGAGGATGCGATGTAGCCCATGCCCGCAATTTATTGATTCATGCGTGGCGCACTCGCCACTCCGACTGTGGCAAACTCCTTTTTATTGACTCAGATGTAAAATTTACTGCCGATGACATACTTAGGGTAGTTCAATACCCTGTAGGTATCGTAGGCGGGCTTTATCCACGCTTAGGCAAGACTTTAAGCTGGTCTTATAACGGTTGGCTACGCTGGTCTAAGGAATTTCCCGAACTTTGGGAAGTTGTGGAACTTTGCACAGGTTTTATGTGCATAGACTCAGAAGTGATAAATACACTTGCCGTGAGCGGATTATGCCAGAATTTCACCATAGAGGACGTAGGTTTCCGCGGAGAGACCGCTACCGAGTTTTTCTGGATGGGAACTCTAGGTGGACGCAGATATAGCGAAGATTTTTACTTTTGTAAAATTTGCCGTGAAGTAGGGTATAAGATCTACGCCGACTCGCAAATACAGCTAGACCACATAAAAACTACTGGTATCCTGCAATTCTTCTTACCCGAGGGCAAAACTAAATTTGGAATCACCGAAATGGTTCCCAAAGTATAAAGAGGGAGTTGGATTGAATACCAGCCGTTTCCCCGATGCGCCGTGCACCTGTGTCCGCGTGACACCGCCCCTCATTAAAGGCGTTGAAGACCTGTAGGTAAGATGTCAATACAGATTA